CTCTGGAACGCTGGTACAGAGGCCAATAAGGAGATTGCACGAAAGCAAAAACGTCGTCTTACATATTACGCTAACATCTATATAGTGAAAGACCCAGCCCACCCTGAAAATGAGGGTAAGGTCATGCTTTATAAGTTTGGTAAAAAGATCTTTGATAAGATTAAAGATGTAATGCAACCTCAATTCGAGGACGAAGATCCTATTAATCCTTTCGACTTCTGGAAGGGTGCAAACTTTAAGCTTAAGGCACGCAACGTTGAAGGATATCGTAACTACGATAAGTCTGAATTTGAGACCTCTAGTGTACTATCTGAAGATGATGATAAGTTGGAAAGCATCTGGAATAAACAGCATTCATTGAATGAGTTTCTAGATCCTAAGCACTTTAAGTCTTACGAGGAACTTAAATCTAAGTTAGAGCAGGTACTTAACGCTTCAGGCTCATCTACTGCTCGCGCAGATAAAATCGAACTAGGTGAAGCAAGTACTCGTCCTGCTTTTAAACCTAAGGAAGATGCACCGCGGGCTGAATCACCAGCACCAAAAGCCGAACGCGAGAAGCCTAAGGCAGTTGATCTGGATGATGACTCAGACTCATTATCTTACTTCGCAAAACTAGCGAACGACGACTAAAATAAAAGGACCCTAGGGTCCTTTTTTAATTACTTCTTTTTTTCCACCTTCTTCAGTATGCGACAGTTATCCTTGTCTGGGGTCTGACCCTCCTTACAAGGCTTCTTTACCACCGGTTTGCTTTGGGCGGTAACAGGGGGCTTTACCTGAGGTTTTGAGTCATCAGCATATACAAACGTGGTAGCAAGAACTACGGAAAGAACAACTAAAATACGTTTCATTTTTTCTCCTTAATAAGCGGCAATGCGGTTTTGATGTCTATCTACAGAAGAGGACCCATCTGGTCTTGGGGATGCCTTGATAGGGACATATGAGGTAGTATTGTTACTACTTGAATTATTCATTACAATAGGAGTCGAGGATGCTTTTGATTGCTTGGACTCTCTTTCAAGATCTTTATTCTCAATCGATGCTTTAACAACATCACTACCTACAGGGGTAGCTGGTGTAGCATTAACTTGAGCCATCGCACGATCATATGTGGCTTCTTTATCTTTGTTACCCATGGCGTATAGGTCTTTATTTGACACAACATCTTGTGCTTCCCCGCCACGACCCTCCCATGATTTAGATTTAATACCTTTGGCATCTTGTCCCATTGACATCTTACCTAGACCCAAGTCATATTCGGTATTGGATGATACAATATTACCCTTAGCATCGGTAGTTTGTGTACTACTCATTGGCCCGGCATTATAACTAGTTGTTTGATTACCGGATGTTAGATCAACTTCGCTACCCAAACCACTAAATTGTGGTGTTGCATATTTAATAGCTTTTCCAGATTTATCAAAAGTGAATCTGCCAAATGCTCCAGCATAAGTTTTAGTACCGTCTGGATTTGTTGTTACTTTAGATCCATCGTCTTGATCGCCATCTTGTGCAGGCAATTTAGGAATTGGTGGAACTTTTACTTTAGAGTCAGCAAGAGCAATACCACCTTTTGCAAGAGGTATTTTTCCACCAGCTATCTTCTTAGATACATCGTTAGGTAGTACGACACCGTCTTTGAACGGCATAAAGAGTTCAGGTCCCTTTTCACCTACAATATAATCGGCGCCATCTTCTACTGGTCCCCCCTTAGCCATACCCGGTGCTAAAGCAGCAGCTGTTGCGTCACCAGGTGCAGCACTATCAACAGGCTTCTTTTCTACGGCTGGAATCATTGCTCCTGGACCACCAGTAACCTGTGCTTCAACTGCCGGGTCGACTTTTGCTTTCTTTCTTGCTTGCTGCTCCTTGCTTATACGCTTCATCTTCTCCTGGTATTCAGGAGATTGTATATTGGCAGCAAGAGCTTTAAATTTAGCTGCAGCAGCTTCAGCGGTAGCATCATCTTCAGCATTTCGAAATTCGTTATATGCTGCATCTGCTTCTTCAACATCTTCTTTTTTACCACGCAGATTGTAACCACCCTCAAATCCATCAATAACTCTACCACCAATAGTACTAGACTCTCTTTTTGATGTTCTAAATGTAATATCAGGCTCTACTGCAGCTGCATTTACAGTAGCCGGTGTAGGAGCTAGAGCCTCTTTTGTAGCTGCACCAGGTGCATCTGTCTTACCGCCAAAGAAGCCTTTGACGGCATTTATACCACCTCCAACTTTTTCACCAACATACTTACCGGCACTCGATCCAGCAAATGCACCTAATGCACCACCTGCAATTGCGCCAACACCTGCCCCAATTGGACCACCAAAGGCACCAAGCATAGCGCCTGCCTTCATACCAGCAATAGCACCAACGGCCATACCAGTACCTTCGCCAACAGCACCTGACTTTTCTACAGTGGCGGTATTGCCAATTTCTTTCCTTGCGGCCGCAGCCTCCTCTGGTTTCATTTCTCCAGAGTCAACCTTAGCTTGTACTTCTTCTAGCTTAGCATCCTTAGAATCATCTGCAGCAGTATAGCCTTTATATGCAGTATATGCACCTGCACCAACAGCAAGCGCTGCACCAGCTATAGCTCCACCTTTACCGCCCATGAACTTAAGCGCTTTTCCACCCAGACTTAATGCTCCCCTACCTGCATTTTTTAGGGTCTTACCGAGACCACCACCCGACGGTAGCATATCTCCTAAACCTATCCCACCTCCACCGCCATCACCTCCTCCACCGCCTCCTCCACCTCCGGAGGTTGGCGTTAATTTACTTCCTGGTAGATCTGATGGTGTCTTTGGTGCAAGCGCTGCACTAATCTTTTCTAGTTCTTTTAATTGCTTTTCAAGTAGATCATTATTAATACCAGTTAACTCTACATCTTTTTTAGCACTTTCAGCCACTATCTCTTGGGTAGATTGAATATTATCTGCTTCAGCATTTGGACTTGATACTGTGGCTGGTAATTCCCCCTCTGGTCGCTTCTGTACTTTTGGATTAGCTACGGATACAGAGCCATCTTTAAGTTTTATAAGCTCTTCATTATCTTCTTTAGACCCGTCAAAACCATATTCTTTAGATCTTTCTAATTTCTTTTCTAGCTCTACGATCCTATCATAGGCTCCCATTCCTTCTTCCTCAGTCCCTTTACCAGCTTTTACAAACTCTTCACTATATCGACCTTTTGCAGCTGTGAAGGTACCACCAGTTAACGCGCTTTTAATCTCCTTAAACGCTTCTGAAAAAGTCCTATCATCAGCTTTAACTTGCACAGAGGATAGTTTTTTAGCCAGTGGATCTGATTGATTAGATTTTGGTGATACCTTATTCCCAGTAATAGCGTCCTTTACCGCCACAAGAGATTTTACAACATCATCGAGCTGCTTTTCTCGTTTATCATTATCCTCTTTAGCAATTTCGCGCTCATACTTCAGCTGCATAAGCTGGGTTGCAAAACTTTGGTTGTTTTGTTTCTTAAGATCTCCAAGAAACTGACCGAACGCTGGATCTGTGATAGAAGGCTTTTCCATTTGTACTTTACGTGTTTTTTCTATTTTGTTGTAGAATTTTTAGTTTTTCATTTTCAGTTTTAATATAATCTGTAAGCAGTGATACATATATCTCCCTTTCCCAAGGCATCATATCTTCTAATTCAGATAAGGAATATTTGTGATGCTGCATTAGAGAAAAATTTAAAATAAAATAGTTGGAAAGGCTATCTTGAGAAAGGGTTATACGAAAAAATTTGATAAGCCCTCAAGCTTGCTACTATTATGTCTACTGCATTTGGGGCAATCGGTCTCTATTTCTTGAACAATCTTAGGTGCAGTTACAAAAAACTCTTCAATTTTATCGAACTGTTCTTTGGTAAGAGAATCAACAAACTCTTCTATTTCTTGTTTGGTTTGTTCCTTAGTATCCCAATAATTAGTATCATCAAACACACCCTTAATATTGTTAATAATTAACTCAATTACTCTCTCTGTATTATTAGATTGAAATACTTCTATTACTTCTTGAAACTTTGGGTAAGCCATTTCAACACCGAATTTATCGGTTAACATAATCTTCGGGGAGTGGTTTTCTTTTCTAACTACCTTAAGATCCTCAATATTAAAAGAGGTGTCAATCTTATTACCACAAGGGCAATTTACAATTACATCGACTGATTCTCCAATTGATTTTGATCTTAAATTAAGAAAAATATATTCAATGTCAAAGTGTGGTAGTCTATTGGCATCTATTTTCTCGAATGTACATACGCTAACAAGCTCTCTTACAATCTTACCAATTTCTGAAGTATCAGCTTCAGCCATTGTTAAAAGAATCTTATGCTCCTTAACAAGAAACGGTCTGAAACGTACAGTCTCGCCGGTTGAGGGCAAAATCAATTCAAAGATTGGGGTATTTAATTTTGGTAAAGACATAATTTAACTCCTTTAGTTATTCTCAATACTAACATCAGTTCTAGGTATTTGAGGGTTTAGTACAGCTCTTGGTACAGCTGCTGGTCCAGAATCTTTTATACGCTCCCAATAGCGATATGCGAATAAAATATTTAGTCTATGAGTTTGATTAGATGAACTATGATTTAAATCCATTAAATTTAAATTTCTCGGAAATGCTTCTAATAATCTAACTGCATAGGTAATATTATCCTGCTCATCTATTTGCCTTATCTCAATACTTCCAATATATTGATCTTGGTAAGAGGTTGTAAATGTGACAGGGTTAACAATAGCATGCATCCAATCTTCGAAGAAATTACGAACAGTCATAGAACTATCGACATGGAATGTCATTGGCATGCCTTCACCCCCGTATTCTGAGGTAAACGGTCTTTGATAAGAAGGGCCAAATATCTTATAGGATTTAGATGCTATATTGAGCATGGGTAAGCTTGCTTGTTCGGCAAGAAGACTAATTGTATCTCCATACTTTTGTGATAAAAAAACCGGTGGGTTAATTATAACCTCAAATCGATTACTCCTTGCTAAACCTTTAGTAAGGATTTCCGTTCTAAACCTATCTAAGCTGAAATGGGCTTTGGACATTAATATTTCTCTCTAGTGGTGCGCCATACTTCTTGCTTGGTCGCACCAACAAATTGTTCTACTGGTAACAATGATGCGGTAACCCAATCGGGGTATTTAATATTTAAAAATCTAGACTGTACATGGGAATCAAGATAGTGCTTAACACACCCCTTTATAGGTGCCACTCTAGACATTGTAAGCAATGTTTGCCAGCTTACACGTACTCTTGTATTATCATTAATCTTTTCATCAGAAGCATAATCATGTAAAATTTCTAGTAATTTAAACCGTACCGGGTATGGTAGGTAGTGTAAGTTTATACCATAAAATCCGTCTGGTACTTTTCGGAATGGTAGCACTAAAGGGAACATATCCCAATAAGGCAGGGTATCCTTTAACTTGGCATCATATAAAAACATATACATATTACCAGGTAATATTCTATTTACAAGATCTGGTGTGTTCTGTAATAGATTATTAGGAGTTGTTTTCGCTTTTGAAAGAGCTTTAACCTGGGTTTGGTACCACTCCAAGGAACGCTCAGTATCTCCTACTCGCGACCGTACCTGCAAAAAAGGGTTTTTATTTATAGTTGCCATCTATTATTTATTCAACTAATACCAAGATCATTCTCTGTTAAAACAAGAAACTGCATTCCTTTATCTTTACAGAATTCATCTGCTGATTTCCATTTTGCTTGATTAACCCCATACATAAATACTTCCTCAATAAATCTTTTTGTTTTCTTTTTAGGTATATCTGGAGGTTTGGTAAATTTTTCTGGCTTTATTTCAACTAAATACTTTGTAGTAAGATTATTTTTAGCTTTTACCTTAACATAAAAATCTACAAAGTATCGGTGTATTTTGGAGTCAACTGGGGATCTGTATGGAATTATCACCGTCTCAGACCCCCATTCAAGTACGGATGGGTTCGTATCACACCACTTCATAAACTTAAGTTCCCATGAAGATCGGTAAACAACATTAGTAGCATCGCCTTTGTATTTTGAAAGGTTGGTTACTTTAAATCGACCTTTATATAGACCTTTGTACATTGGGATAAATAATATGGAGATAACCTACTATTTATCGGACAAAAATGCCAATAGATTTCCCTACT